GTTGTATAAAAATTGTAAGGAATTAAAAAATTAGAATCAGAATAAACTGAAAGCAAGTACTCTTTGGATAACTTAGTGTAAGGGTAATTTCTAGCACTTAATCTCCTATATAAATCCTCCAAAAGAAAGTCTCGGTCTTCATGTAAGAATAATTCTCGCTGAACAGCGTGAATCTTATCTCTCATTACTAAGTCGACACTTTCCTTTGTAAAATCTACATAAGAAAGAGTGTTAAAAATAACCCTTGTCTCCAGTGGACAAACTATACGTTGTAATAAATTATGATACACAAAACTTCTCTTTAAGAAAGTCAACTCTGACACTTCTTGAAAAGGAGTTTGAATGGGTTTTTTGAGTGAATCTGTAAAACCCATACCCAGTGATTCAAAACACTGTTTCATTGTTATTGCATTTAATGTATCAAAATTTCGATAAACAACATTAAGCTTGTCATCTCCGTAAACAAAATCGTCTACGTCTGTCCAAAAACCATCTAAAGTGGGGTTTTCGACATTTCTGAAGTACCAAATTGCTGTGTAAAGTTTGTTAACAATACTATTCATTATGGCAGTCAAATAACTACCTGACGGCATTGAATGAGTTGTCATGAACAGTTCATTGTTAACCACTACCAAAGAATTAGTTAGAGTACTGCAGAGTACTGCCAACAAATTTTTGTCTGATTCTAACGATTTCGATATAAAACTCTCAACTACTAATTGCTGTAGCTGGGAGTTCATCGATCCGTCCCAATTTTTAACGTCGCCTGCGAATGGTTTTCCTGCTGTAATATGTTTGTACATCCAAGGCCAATCAATGACTGGATTACATCCTACCATGATTTTATTTTGTTTCCTATTTGAAATTATATGTTCTACCATTCTACCAAAAAATTTTTTAACTAAAAACTGCTGAAGTAAAGTTCCTACCCTAAAACTACGTGGAACACCTTCCTTTTCGTCATTACGCAATTCATCTTTCAAGCACTCAGTCCAAATCAATTTTTTATAGTTAACTCCTGAATTTATGCTCTGTAAAAATTGTTGTATATCTGATGAAAACAAAGGTGTTATCTGTCCTAACTCAAAATTTATATAATCTGTTTTTTCCTTACCGTAGTCGAAACCGTTTGATGAATCTTTGTTTAAGGGAGCAAGTAAATTAGTACCCTTTATAACTTCTTCGTCTGTTAAAACTCCAAATGGAGCAATCATTGAGTCTAATACTAACTTACAAAAATCCAATTCTTTTGATGGGATTAGAACGCAGGGACTAAAGGACTTCTTTGCTACTGTTTTTAACGTTTTAGAACCAAACTTCTGTAAGTCTGCGGGGGATCGATCTACTGGATAAATGCCAAAAAGAGGAGATATACCGATATTGGTTTTTGAGGGAGAAATTGCATGATACTGATTCGTGTCTAACTTAACTATACTACTCTGCGGAAAGATTTTATCTGAAATGTTTTCTTGTATCTGAATTAAAGGCTTATTTTCTGTTAATAAATTATACAAAACTGTCCTATCTTCTAAATCCCAATACGATGCAACTCCAATATTGGATTTAGCATCACCCGCTACGTGAAAACCCAGTAGGCCACTTTGAGGACTGAAAATAACGGCACCACAAAGTCCTAAAGCTTGAACATCATATTTTAAAAAATGATCGTTAGTATAATGAGTACTATGATGTTTGCCGAACTTAAAGTGATATGGTGCTACTATTCCTAACTTTGATAAATTATTAATTGCTATGAAACCTTTTCCTGAAATTAAATAAGTTTGTTTTGGGAGTGTGTTATTGTCAATTTTAAACCAATGAGATAAAGATTTGAAGGGAGTGGGGAAATGTTTAGGTAACGAAAAAACAGCAAGATCAACGGCGTCGCGTCTATAAACCACATTTATTTGAGTATAATCAACTAAAATGTGGTTCAATGAGCGACACTGATAAATCTTAACTGTCATTGCATTCTTTGGGGCGAGATGAGAAG